GCTGACGGCAAGACCGCCCTGGAGGCCGACGGATCCAAGCTCGACCACCTCTGGGAGACGACTGAGGACGACGGCGGCGTGCGGCGCTTCACGGCCAACGCCCTGGAGCAGGCGCCTACGGGCGGCGGATCAACCCTGACCGCGGCGGAAGTCTGGAGTTATGAAGAAAGAACATTGACATCGCTCGAATTTTCGGATGCGAACATAGATGCATTTTGGGAATACTCAAAAGACAATATTACGTCTTCCGTCGGGATCGGGAAACATTTAAAAGATGGTGCTACCAGCGCATTGTTTTCTCAGTATAACGTTGGTCCTTAAAGAGGTGCCTTATGGCGGTTGAAAGAGAGAGCGCGGTTATAAACAATCCGATCACCTTGCGCTGTAAATTTAGGTTTACGGCATCACAAGCCCTTTTTGATCCCTCGGAGATCTCAAAGGTTGAGATTCTTGATTCTGATGAAGTAACGGTCCTTGAAACTTTAACCGGGGCTTCAATCGTCAAGGATTCTACAGGGCAATATCATGTTGTTGCTACGGCCATCGCAACACCAAAGACGATTCACGACAGATGGTATTATACGCACCCCGCCGGCGCAGCCGAGATCTATAGCCAAAATTCGTGTGTTGTTTATGAAACATCCGCGGCAGCTGGGACCGTTGTTCTTGATACAACACCTGCCGGGATGCTGGCAGCCGTCAACACGGCCATCGCGCAGATCCTAGCCGGCGGCGCGGTTGTGTCCTATACCATCGCCGGCCGCAGCCTACAGAAAATGTCCTTGAATGAGCTTTACGATCTTAAATTGAAAATTGAAAGGTCCATCTCGGCCACAGCTGGCAGAGGCCGCAACCATGTCAAGTTCATGAGGCCTACATGAGTAAAAAACAAAACATAATGCAATCCGGAAAGATTTTTGGCTGGTTTGGCGATCGCGTGGATGATGTGGTGGGGATTTTTTCTCCTATTACCGCTGCCCGCCGGAGATATTTCAGGCATATCGTTCAGAAAATGTTTGGGGCTTATCACGGGGCCGAAGGCGGCCGCTTGCGCGAATCATGGATAGCATCCAGCGGATCCGCAGATCAAGATCTCTTGCGAGATCTTCCCAAGTTGCGCGAACGTAGCCGAGACTTGGTGCGTAACGATGGTATTGCTTCAGGAGCTGTCGACACCATTACGACTAATATCATCGGATCTGGCATTAGTCCTCAGAGTCGTATTGACAGAGATATGCTGGCGATCGATGAGGAGTATGCCGATAAACTCCAAAAGCAAATTGAGAAGATATGGAAAAGGTGGGTGCCTTTTGCCGATGCCGGCAACCGCCTAAATTTTTACGAGTTGGAAGAATTATCCGAGCGTAGTCGTTTCACGAACGGCGAATCGATCATTATCCCCTTACGGGTCCCAAAAGGTCCCCGTAACCGGCCGTATTCTTTTGCTTTGCAGGCCGTAGAACCAGATCGGCTTGCGACACCAACTGACTTAGCAGTCGACAGGAACATCCGAGCGGGGGTAGAGGTTGGAGAATATGGAGAACCAAAAGCATACTATATCCGTAAAAATCACCCGGGGGATTTCTTTTATTCACGTAATGGTGGTTATACAAGCAAAAATTTCATCCGGTATGAAGCCTTAACACCCCAAGGCGATTTGAATATATTTCATCTTTATCATGTCAAGCGTCAAGGACAAACCCGCGGAGAACCTTTTTTTTCACCCGTCCTCAATCTTTTTTATGATCGGGCGTCTTACATGGAAGCTGAGGTTATTGCCGCCAAGGTAGCCGCCTGTTTTGCTGTTTTCATTAAAAAACAGATGGCTGGCGACGTAAGTATCGCTAGGTCTACAACAGATCCGAATGACGGCGACAAGAGGATCGAAGAACTCTATCCGGGGCTTCTTGAATATCTGGAGCCTGGGGAGGAAATTGATACTTTTAGTCCGCAACGCCCGGGAAATACCTTTGGGATGTTTATGGAACGGATCTTGCGCGATATCGCCTCTGGGCTGAATATTCCGTACGAGATCCTTTCAAAAGATTTTTCAAAGTCGAATTATTCCAATACCCGGGCAGCTCTCCTTGAGGCTCGCCGGTTTTTCATGATGCAACAGCGATTTGTTGCCGACAAAATGGGCCAGCCTACATTGGTTTATCTTCTGGAGGAAGCTTATCTTAACGGAGAGCTGCCTATTCTTGATTTTTATCAGAATCGCGCTGCTTATGTACAGACACGCTGGATCGCTCCTGGGTGGCAATGGGTGGATCCGGAAAACGAGGTGACGGCCGCCAAAGATTCTGTTAATGGCAATCTCTCTACTCTAGCGGACGAAACAGCTGCCCAGGGCGGCGACTGGGAAGAAATCTTGGAACAGCGCGCCCGGGAACTGAAAAAAATCAAAGACCTCGAGGAAAAATACGGAATCAAGATGACGGAGGAAAAAGTTGCTCTTATATCTAAAAAAGAGAAAAAGGACAAGGAACAAAAAAATGTCAACACTGAAGGGCAAGAAACAATCTCCGAGGAAGAAACAGTCGCCGCGGGCGCATAGCATTGAAATCATGTGTGGTACGCCGGGGGTGATGGAAAGATATAAAACGGCCCACATTATTTTTAAAAATGAGGAGGTCTAATGGATCCTGTGCTTAAAGCAAGCCATCGGTTAGAGATCACGAGGGGAATCAAAAACGGCAAGGCCGGCGTTGATCGAACATATGAAGATGATAAATATAAGGGCGTTATCCACGGATTCGCCGTAATGACAAAAGGAAACGTTAAAGATTCCCGAGGATATGAAATCGACGACAAGACGCTGGATCAAATCGTAGAGGCCGGCCAGAAACATGACAAGCTTGGGTTAAAGTCCCGTTTCGGCCATCCCAACATGAGTGAGACGGCATTAGGGACCTTTCTCGGCCGGGCGAAGGATTTTTATAAGGATGGAGATATCGTCCGTGCTGATCTCTATGTCAGTCGTACAGCATATGAAACGCCAGACGGAAATCTCGCCGGCTACGTTCTGGATCTGGCCGAAAAAGATCCTGATGCTTTTGGGACATCAGTTGTTCTTGGTGAATGGGAGTTGGGTCTAAAGCTTGACGGCAATGATGTGCCGATGAAAGGAAAGGATGGCAGGGAAATTCAGGTACTGCGTGTAAAAACCCTGTTGGCCGTGGATACCGTAGATGATCCGGCGGCCAACAATAGCCTTTTCGGAAAGTTTTTTAATTCAAGCGTTGAACTGTCCGCAAAGGCGTCAGAATTTTTGGATAAACTTCTTAATAGCCCCGATGCTCTGGATCGCGTGCTGATGTTTTTAGAGCGTTACCGCGCAAATCGGGTCGAAATAGATGAAGACTTGGGAAAACAAGCTCTCCCCAAGCACAATAAACAGACCAACGCAACAGAGGAGGAGATTATGGAATTGAAGGATTTGACGCTTGAAACCCTAAACAAGGAAAGGCCGGATCTTTTAGCCACCGACCGCAACGAAGCCGTCGCCGCCGAACGAAAACGGTGCCTGGATATCAGCAGGGCGGCCCACACCGAGTTCAAGGAGTTGGGGATGGAAGGCCTGGCTGACGAGGCTATCGAGAAAGGCCAGACCCTGGATGCTGCTTTGGCGGCCATGCGTGGCAAACGTGTGAAGGATCTCGAGGTGACGGCAAACAAAACGCCCGGGCCTGACGACGATCGGGAACCTGGCAAAAAAGATCATTTGTCTCGTGCTAAGGAGTACAAGGCAGCGAACAAATGCAGCATGGCCGAAGCCTTGCACGCCACGGCAGAACCGAGAAAAAAATAACGGACAGTCCTTGATCTATAGGGGGCCGTTTTAAACTCTTTAATATAAACAATGGGAGGATGTTATGTATAACGAAGGAATCAGGACATTTACGGCAGGTGAAGATCTTGCAAGGGCCCGGCGCGTCAAATTAAGCTCTGGAACAGCGAACCAGGTTGAGTATGCCGATGCCGCCGATGATTATATCGGCGTGACGATCGACGCAGCACTCAGCGGTGAAGGGGTTGCCGTCAAGCTGAAGAATGCCGCCGGAAGCGTGGAAGTAGAGGCCGCCGGCGAGATCACCGTCAATTCGATTATTTACGGCGCCGCTGACGGAAAGGTCCAGGTAAGCTCAACCAACAACAACAAGTTTGGCCGTGCCTTGGAGGCAGCATCCGGATCCGGTGCTGTTATCGAGGGCATCATGGACCAGGACGCGGCATAGACAGGTGAATGGATTGTTTGATTTTTTAGTCCCTTAAACCCAAAACAGGAGGAACAAGATGATAGAACAGTCAGGAACCAGGACAACGCCGCGACTTGATCTTGGCGCCGCGGTCATGGAATTCATGGAACAGGGCGCCGGTTTGATCGGTACGAGGGTTCTGCCGATTTTTCCTGCGGCAAGACGAGATGGTATTTTTAATGCCATCACGCGTGAGTGCTTGACACGTGATCTACACACCAAGCGCGCCATGCGCGGGAAATACAACCGTGAAGGAATCGAGACGGCCGAGGTCACATATAAGTGCGAAGAGCACGGCCTAGAAGGGGCATTGGACGACGGCGAGAGGTCTTTATACGCCAATGATTTCGATGCCGAGATGGTGACGGTACAGGGGATCACGGGTTTGTTGCTTTTGGCCCAGGAAAAGCGTATTGCATCCGCGGTTTTCAATACATCCGTTTTTACGGGGTCATCGTTGTATAGCGACAATTCCTCAACCCCCTGGGGAACTGCCGCCACCGATATCATCGGACAGATATTGGCCGCCAAAGAGAAAGTTCGGCAGTTGACCGGCATGAAGCCGAACGCGATCATCATGAGTGAAACGAACAAGAACAGGTGCTTACAGAACACAGGCATCAAGGCTGCCATTCAGTATGTGGCGCGTCTGACCGAGGCAGAGATCATGAATGCCTTGGCCGATCTTTTCGGAGTCAAATACGTTCTTGTCGGCGGAGCAATACGTAATACCGCCAATAAAGGCAAGACGTTCTCCGGAGCGGATGTCTGGAGTCCCTTATATGCGATGTTGGCCGTGATCGCGGAGGATTCTCAGAACTTGGCCCAACCGTGCATCGGCCGGAGCATGCTCTGGACCGAAGACAGCCCGGAAAACGCGCTGGTAGAGCAATATCGCGATGAAGAAATCAAGAGCAACATCTATCGCGTGCGCCACAGCGTGGATGAGCTGATCATTGATCCTTCTTTTGCGCATTTGCTAAAAGTGTCTACGACATAAGCCGGATCAAAAAATGCACCGGGGAGACGGCGAAATCCGTCTCCCCGGAAGGATTTTTTATGTCTTTTAAGAATCAATTGTCCTCAGATGCGGTCAACGTGTTTTTGAATAACGATGAATTCGCCGAGGAGATCACCTATACTCCTAAAAGCGGGTCGAGTAAATCCATGAAAGCGATCGCGACCCGCCGCGGAACGTCCCCGGGAAGAGAGACGGATCGCATCTTGCAGAACCAGATGGAGATCGAGATCGCAAATGATGACGTTTACGGCGTTACGTCCGTGAACCGGGGAGGAGACAAGGTCAGTATCCCGGAGCATGTGGGCGGCGCCGCCGTTGAATGGTCCGTAGCGGATATCCTGGCCAGCGACGATGGCATGTGGCACCTCTTGTTGCAGAAGTGAGGCGTTATGGCGACACCAAAACAAGACATCGATCTTAGCCGGTATTTAGACAAGGAAGGCATTCGTATCGATGCCCGGCGGCTTGATCAAGCTTTAAGCCAGGTCCCCGAGACCCTGAAATACCACCTCATGGATGCGTTTGACCACATTCGAAAGGGATTTTTCAAGGCCTTGTACGCCAATACAGGCCTCAAAGACAAGCGTTTTGTCGCCACCAAGAGAGTCGGCATCGGCCGCCAGATCCGCGTTTACCGCAACCCCCATAAAGGCGACATCCTCGATATCGAGATGGGGATCTTCACGCGCTCGAAAATTACCGCGATCTTGGAAACAGGCGGGACCATCCATGCAAAATCCGGATTGATGGCCGTGCCGATCGGCCGGGCGTTGAGTTCTACCGGCCGGCTGTCGCAAGAACTTTCGGAATTCAGGAATTATCGCAGAACATTTACGCCGGCGGCGGCCAATGCTTTGACCTTGTCGGGAAAAGGGTCCGGGTTTTTTATGCTGTCCAAGGGCGGTCGTATGTTTCTGATGCGCAAGGAGGGCGAAAAGGTGGAGCCGTATTTTGTCCTGAAGAACCAGGTCAGGATCCAGCCGCGCCTGCGCCTGGTGGATACCTGGGACCGGATGGAAGGCTACAGGATGGAGATCTTAAACGAGAGCGTGGCGAAGGCCCTGGATAGCCAGGGCCTTGGGGATAAGTCGAGGCGGGTATGAGTGACCACAGACGTGAGACGATCCTGGAAAACATCAAGACGACCCTGGAGGCCGTAACATCCTTGTCGACTGCCAGCATCCAGCGCTGGAACCACCGTGGAAACCCCACGGTCACCATTCCTACCATCGTGATCGCCTCCGGCCGCGAAGAAAAAGAGCGCATGACGCCGCAGATGATCTGCCGCTTTTCCGTTTTTATCGATGTTTACTTCCGCCAGGACGATACCAACGCGGCGCTGGATACCGACACGCTTTTAAATGCGCTGTTGCTGGATATCGAAAAGGCCTTGTCGGCGAACCATACCTTGACCGGCGCGTGTGAAAACCTTATCGAGCGAGCCGTCAGTCCATTTGAAGTTGTTGATCAGCCGCCGCAATGCGGCATGACGCTCGAGTATGAGGTCCTCTATAGACATAAGGAAACCGATCCCTCATTGAAGTCGTGAGGCTATAACGCAAAAGGAGGAAAGACATGCTTTCGCAATCCAAACAGGTGACCGGCAAGCTGGAAGATACCGAAGGAACGTTGGAGACGTTGGCCGTCGCCGACGCCAAGACAATGTTTTACGGGACGAAGTTCAAGGCTGATCCCGAAAAATTGGAAAGCGATCCGGAGCGCGCCGGCGGCGGCGCCCAGAAGCAGTTGATCGGTAAGAAGCCGGCGAACTTTTCCGGCCAGATCCGCATCCGCGGATGCAACGCCGCTGTGAATACGACGGATCCGGATTGGATCAAATACCTGCTTTGCGCCGGATTTTCCACGGCGCTCTTGAGGTCGATCGATATCGGCGCGATCACGGGTGGACCGTTCTTGGCCGGCGAGTTGATCACCGGCGCTGGTGGCGGGCGGGGGCGGGTTGCCTTCAGGACGGCAACGGGCACGGCCAAGCTTTATTATACGGTCGTGGGAACCGTAGAGCTGGGAACCGGCGAGGTG